ATTTCCATCGTTGTATCCATCATATAGCACATCGGCACCCAGAGTTCCATATGAAGAAATAAGTGCATTGTCATTCATCCCCTCACTTATATATTTTATGCTATCGCCAGTGTCTGACTTCCTGTCCAATTTGAACTTGACCACTCTCTTATTTGCGGGGTCAATAACGAAGATTTTGTTTCCTGACGGGCATATCTTTTTGTTTGATAGGTCATCGTTGTATCCTTGACATTCAATTCCGTTATACACCTTCTTGGTTATTGTATCATACTGGACGTAGTAGTTATGTGACTCGTATTGCCAGTTTCCATTGACTTGGTATCTGAACAGGATCTTGAGGAATGCTGGCACAAGTGATTTCTTTGGTTTCTTTTTGTAGATTTTGTTATCTGATGTATTGACTGCAACAATTTCGTTATTAAATGAAAGAGTTCCACGATAGCCACTTTCAAGAATAACAAGATTATCCTGTTGGTTATATACTACCTGCTTATTTGATTTTATTTTACCTGTAATATAATCTCTTGATGCATACCAACTGCCATCGCTAGATATTGTCTCGTTTGGTATCTTGAATTTCTTTTCTCTCAATATACCATCATTTGATGGCACAACTCCGATTGCACACTCTAGCCCATCGGTGGTTTCTTGTAGGTTCACTGTGTTTTGAGGAATGATTATTTCTTTTGGTTCTGGCATACTTATACCTCATGAATGTATTTTACTGCCGTTTCTATTCCAACTCTACTTTCTCTTATTCCTGGCCTTTCTTTATCACCATAGACATAATTCATTAATCTTTTGAGTTCTTCTTCTGCCTTCCTACGATAATACATGCTTTCATTCTCCATTCTCATCCTATCGTAAATATACTCACATGTTTTGTATACTATGGCATCTTTAAAATCTTCTGGCATATCAACTACATCATTTACACTTGAGAATAACTGCGTGTCAATATAATCAAATGCTATGTTAGGTAAGAATACAGAGTAGGTGTAGTCATCTGGTGGAAGAGTAATAGGATTTGAATAGATTGCAACACCATCTTTGAGTGTGTTTGATGATGTATCAAGAGTATAGTAGATTACTAATCTATCAAAATATACACCACCACCTAGCCCGCGGTGGAAGAATATAACAGGTTGAGGGATTGCAATTTTTTTTAAGTCACTTGCACTGATTGTTATATCGTATTTTTCGTTTGTTGATGAGATTGTAAGGTCATTTGATGTAGAATTTGATGCCTGCATAACTGGTGATATGGATAAATACGATGCCCCTCCACTCCAAAAATATGGGGATGTTGATAACATATCATCAAGAGGTTCATTTTTAAATGTTATCTCATTTAGTGTATTTTTACCATAAAGGTATACATTTGTTATTGTGAGAAGGGAGGTTGGGATTTGGCATGCGTATGGTAGGTTTCCATAGGTTGATATGCTAGTGAATTTATTAAAGAAGTAGTAGTTTTTAGAGAAAGGGAATACCTTGAGGTATCCCCTTTTTTTGTTTAGCCCCAGTGTTTTCAGGATTGTGTTTACAACATCCTGTAGGATGTTGAGTGACATTCCCGTAGTCCCAAGATTAAGTGAGTATAGGTTTTCATCATTAACGATAAACTTTATTTTTGTTAAGATATCATTGATTGTCATCTAATGAATATCTTTAGTGGGTTCGTTGACACCACTACACCAACAACTTCATTCGCATCTTCTGTGCTTCTTTTTGCTACCTTTCCACCTGCAGTTGCTACAACTTCATCACCAACTGCTGGTGATGTATAAGATGAGGCAGGGGTGACTTGTGCTATTCCATTGGTGAGTATCCATGTATATGCGGTTGTGTTTTGGGGAAGATTAGCAACGAGCACTCCCTTCGGAGATGCTGTTGATGCTGATGTTGGTGACACTTGAGTATCTGAAGTCCAGTATACTACTAGTGGTTTGGTATATCCACTTCCTGATGGTGTTGAGATTTCTGCAAGTTTGTATATGTTGCCATCCTGTGACACTCTTAAAGAGCCTACTGGTTCAAGAGCATTAGTTGAGAAAGAGCCGATATCAATAGCAAAGGTTTTCCACATAATTTTATCCTCCTTAATTTATGAGGTAGTTACCTCTATGATTGAGCGGTCCCGACATTGGTAACTTTCACTTGGTTTCTTCTTCTTGTGCATGCCAGTGTCCACTCAATCTCAACAATGGATATAAGTGTTCTTGACTTACCTGATGGGTCTTCTTGTTTGAATTGGGGTGGATTGAGGTCAAGAGACTTATACAGCATCATTATCTCATCAGTTGCTAGAAAATACATTGTCTGATCGGGTATGAATGGGTCATCTATAATTGTTAGCCCATTGAATTTCACATTTTCAAATCCGACATCTACAAGAGATTGGTCTTGTAGTAATACCTGTGGGTAAATTGCGGCTTTGATGAGTGAGTAGATGTGCCCTGTTGTTAGCACTAGGTTTGGTTTAAGTTCTGGCTGTCCCTTTGATGCCTTATTCACAACATCATTAATGAATAGGTCAATTGTTCTTGCATCAGTAGTTGAGTATGTGGATAGCAATTTTGTGTCTGTATCCACTGCGTATGTTGATGTTGATGCATCAATTAATATAGGTGACCATGATGAGTATGTATTCTCGTCAATCCCTGCATAGTTATTGCCAGGTGTTAGTATCACCTCAAGCCCTGTTGGTGCGTTGGTTTCTACGGCTGGGTTGCCATAGATGAGGTCAAGTAGGAATTGTTTCTTTACACTTTCCTCAAATTCCTTCATCCTATCGGTAACAACATCAATTATCTTGGCTTCTCCTTTGTCTGCTTCAATCTCATCTTTTGAGATGGAGATAGCCTTTTGCATAATCCCCAGTTGGTATTTACCAAGTACTGGGTTCCCCACTCTAGATGTTTCTATAACATCGTAAAATCTCTTTCTTTGGGTGGGGATGTCCGTTTCAGCAAGTCTCACTCTAAACTCGTATGATATTCCGCCAGTGACCTGCTTTTTGTTTTTGCCGAGGATTGTGGCAAGTGCGGAAGACTTCCACATCCTATCTACGACCTCTCCGAATAGGTCATAGTCACGAATAATCGTGTTTAGCTCTTCACGAAGGTCCTCTAAAGTTGCCATATTATTTTTTCCTCCTTATCTCTACTCTATCACCCCCCTATTTTATTTTCTTTTTTTAGATTGCACCTCTCTGTTTTTTTATCATATCGGCTATTTCATACCATGATTTACCTTTTATCGTATTACTATTGCTTGTTGTTATTGTCTTTTTTTGAGGCTTGAGAGCCTTATTGTCTTCAGTTACTCGTTTGTTTTTGCTATCAATCTCTGCTATTGTTTTTCGTAAGTCAGTTATTAGGTCTGGGCTATCAACTCCTATTGCTAGCATCATTTTGACTAGTTCTGTTTCGTTCATTCCTATTTCTTTTGCAACTACTGGCACTGTCTCTTCCCAGTATTTTGCTTTTATTCTTTGAAATTCCTGTGGTGATATTTGTTCATACCAATATTTTTTTTGTTCTTGTTTTTCTCCCTGTGGTTCTTGTTTTTCTTCTTGAGTTTCCTGTGGTTCTTGTGTTTGTGTTTCTTGTTGTTGTGGTTTAGTTTCAGTTTTTTCTTTTTCAAGTTGTATATCATTTTGTTCTTGTTGTTGTTCTGTTTGTGATGATTGTGTTTCTGGTTCTGATTGTGATGGTGTTTGTGTCTCTGTTAATTCACTTTGGACTTTATCGCCTAAATCCATTTTACCTCCTTACTACTGCCCACCTCCTTGCTGTGGTGGTGTAGGATTATTACCTTGTAGAGTAGCATTGCCACCTTGCTGTGACTGGTCAATGATTGCTTTTACAATTAAAGCAAATACGAATTTCTGTGCATCATCTTGTGTGTATCCTTGAGAGATTAGTTTTTGCATCATATCTTGTATTTGCTTTTGTTTTGATGGGTCTTGCATTATCTGTAATGCAGTCTGTATCACTTCAGGTGTTACTTGAGATGGGTCAATCCCTACACTCTTTAAGAATGCTTCACCTTCTGGTGATAGTGCAGGTGCTTGTTGTGCTTGCTGATTAGCAACTTGTCCTATCGGCATGTTATTTCCTCCTATAATAAAATTACCAACATCTTTTAATAATTCCTTATTTACCAAATCGTTTATATCAAGTTTAATTGCTTCATCACCAAAGAAGTATGGATAATTCTTTTTTATAAAATCAAATACAACTTGTGGTGGCATCACACCAGCCTGTGCTAGTCTCGTCATTGCATCAAGAATAGCATCTGAATTCCTTGTATCTGTGATTGTTGGTGTGGCATTAATCTCAAATTGTTCATTGTTTATTATCTCATCAATCAAATCCAAGTCTTGTGGAGTAAATCCAAATTTAGTGCTAAATTCATTGTATGTTGTGATTGTCTTTGCTAAAAGGATTACTAGTCTTCGTAACATTTGAGTTATCATTGGGACTTTGAGTTGTAGTCTTGATAGTGCTATATCGTATAACTGATTAACCGCAACACCACTAGTTACCGATTGCGGTCTCACTCCTCGTAGTATTTCATTTATGCCAAATATATCATCGGCTAGAGATGATGAGAGATTGTATGCCTCAAAGTTAAAGTTAAGTCCTATTCCTCTATCAACTGCGATATCACTTCCATCTGGGATTGGTATTTTAGCCCCTGGGTAAAGGTCAACTTCCGTTGCTGGCATATTTCGTATTTTTGCTATTCCTAGTGCTGTTATTCCCATCACTAGGTCAGAGTATGAGATGAGTTTATTGATAAATATCTGGATATCTTTTACTGCGTATGTTTCAGATATCTTGTAGTCAAAGATATTAGTTACATCAGGTGATGATGGTATTAGTATGTATGGGTAGTCATCAATAGGTGGCATGCCGTTTATTATTTTGTATGCTTTCGGGTCTCCTCCATTGTTTAGTAATGGTGAGACATCCCAATCATACGATAAAAGTCTCTTCCCCGTTTCAATTATCTTTAAGTCTGAAACTGTGCCTGTATCATCATTTTTGGAGTAGATAGCATAGTATAATGAGTATGTGTCAGGTAATGTTACTTGGTCATATCGTGGTATTGTTAGTGGTTTGAGAGGATTGTCTTTAGATGCTATGTATCTTTCAACAATGTATGATATCTTTCTTATATTCACCTCGCCCATCTGTGTGTATATTTGGTAGAGTGGTATTTCCTGTAATTCAATTTTTTGTAGTTTTGGTAGTGGTGTGAATTTGATTACCGACACACCAGTTACCATTGAGTTAGCAAAAGCCGATGCTATTATACCCAAGTTCTGTGGGTCTGAAATAACCGCATTCACTGCATCTTGTAGTTTTTTTACAACATCGTTATATTTCCCATCCTGTGCGTTTAGTGCCAATCTTGGATATGATTGAATGAAGTATGCAGTTAGAGTTCGTTTGTATCCTAAAATCTTGTTATGGACCCTTGATGGAATGTTATCAAGAGATATCCTTTCCCATAAATCATTCCTCCACTGGTCACCCATCGCAAATCTTGTAATAAAGTAGATATCCTTGTATTGATTTTGGAATACCCTTATTTCCTTCCCTATTTTCTCTAGTAGTGTAACATCATCTTTTTTCATATCACCTCATCACCATATCGGTTTTTAATATAATTCATTGCTTCTCTTGGTGTCATTTTAAGCCCATCAATGAGTATCCTACCATATCTTGTATCTTTTTCTGTCAGCACCCTCATATGTTCACCGCATATCGGGCACCTTGTTGGCTCTCTGCGATTACCAAGAGTTATATGTTTTCTTTTGCATATGTAAAATTTCATAAACTCAACAATTCATTTACTTTCTTTTGTTGTTCTTCATCGGTTGTTTTATCCTCTTTATTCTCCTCTTTTGGTGTTTGTGGTAGCGTGATTAGTTTCTTTTCAATCCTCACAACCTTTAGGTATGAAACAAGTGATAATGCAAATGCAAGTAACGATAATGTGAGTGATAGAATGTTTAAAAATACACTCATGATGGTCCTCCACCGCCACCGCCTGTTAGCGTCCTGTGTTTTTTTCTCATTTTCTTTATTCGTGGTATCATGATTTTTTACCTCCTTTATGTAAGTTCATTAGTGTTTTAGCAAGTGTCACTCTTCTTGATAGTGCTCTTTCAGAAGGTGATAATTTGCCTTTCTCTGCTTTTTTGTGTAGCCTTGCGGATACTTGATTTAGTGTTCCTTTAGTTACACTCTTGACACCTAGTTGTTGTTTGAGTGCCCCCTTGTGTTTTATTGCTTTCTGTATCCATTTCTTTGCCATACTTTTCCTCCCTTTATAATAAACTATAACTACTCATCTTTTTATTTTCAAGTTTAAGTTGTCTTTCTACTGACATAGTTTCTTGTGAAACAACATTATCTACTGGTGAGATGGTATCAAAGATATCCATGAGAAGAAGAGTTGCCGAGATAAAGTCTTCAGGTTTTTGGTTGTTTTTCATTCTAAAGTCTGATAATTCTCTAGCCATCTTATAGTGTAAATCAATTACCTTCCTCCCTACCATTTCTCGTAACATGTGCACTCTTGTTGTTTTACCATCATTCCCCATATACACGCCAGGTATCTTGGTATTTGGAGGCTTATAGAAATTACTATAGCCCATGCTTGTTGCTATCTCATACAATGCTATTCCAAGCCCATTTCGTTCAAAGGATATCATTGAGTAGATGCCGTAGTATTTCCTGATTATGTAGATGAGTTGTTTAGTGAATGCCGATATGCTTTCATTATTTGAAAACAATGCCCCGTAGAGTGTGCCCGTTCTTGAGTAGAATAATGCAACGGAGAAGTCTCTACCAATCCCACCTGCCACATCAACACCAACAATTATTTGGTTTCTGTAATCTGACATGTTGATATGTGAAAAGTCCTTAAACACCTCAAAT